AAAAGGACAAGCCACTCAACTATACAAACAAATAGATGATGCTGGTGTGCTTATTAAATCAGAACCATATAATCAATTTGTAAATGAAGTTAAAGTTGATATTGGAAGTAAAGTTCGTGAAGCTAGAAATCCTAAAATTGCAGATGCAATTAAAGAATTAGATGAAGCTACAGGATCTGCTAAAACGTTACAAAAAATGCAAGACTTAAGAGAAAGTATATCTAGTCTTAAAATGTCTAGCGAACCTTCAGACAGAATGTTTGCTGGAAAGATTGTAGAAAAACTAGATGACTTTATGGAAAAGTTAGATACATCAAAACTTGTTGCTCCAGCACAAGGTGATTTAGAGGCTATTAAATTAGTTCCACAAGCTAGAAACTTATGGAAACAAGCTAGAAAATCAGAAATGCTAGATGAGATCTATAGAAAAGCTGAAATTAAAGCTACTGATCCGTATGATGATGTTGCGTTTGCTACAAAGTTAAGAGCAGAGTTTAAAAACCTAGCTGCCAATAAAAATAAACTTCGTGGCTTTAGTGCTGAAGAAGTAAAAGCTATTGAAGATGCTGCTAAAGGTGGAAAGGTTGAAAACGCTTTACGAGCATTTGGTGCACCATTACAAGGATCAATACTTCAAGGTCAAAATGTTGCATCTTTAAGCCTTCCAGCTTTAATTGGATTAAAACTTGGTGGTCCAGCTGGTGCTATTATTGGTGCTAATTTAGTTCCTGCATCTAAAGCTGTATCTAGAAGAGTTGCTGGTCAACTAGGTAAGCAAAATTTACAGAATGTTATTGACACTATTAAAACTGGTGGTCAACCATATTCTGGTATTCAACTAATGCAAGGAAGCACAACCCCATTAAATGCAGCTGGATTACTAGCACCGTACATGACAAATCCTGAAGACTATAAGAGTCTTTTATGATTGAGTGGCACGATTTATACCTACCCCCTATAAACTTATATAATGCTCCGAAAGGATAAGATGGTGAAGCCAGACGTAGAATCACGATTAAGTACGCATGAAGAAGTATGTGCGATACGTTACGAACAAATAAATGCAAGATTAAAAAGATTAGAACAAATTTTATTAGCAACTGCTGGTTCAGTTATTTTGTTCTTATTAACTCATATGGTGAAATAATGAAACACATACTATGGATCATCTTGGTAGGATGTATTTTAGTATGTATTCACAATGTCCATGCTGAAACCACAACTATTAACTATAAAGGTCAACCACCACCAAGTGCCATTAGCCCTTCTATAAGTGCTTTTAGCCAAGACGTTTGTCTTGTGCCTGTTAGTGGTTCTGTATCATCTACAATATTTGGCGTAAGTGGTGGCTCTGGCTATAAAGACGAAAATTGTGAACGTATTAAATTAGCTAAAACACTCAATGATTTAGGTCTTAAAGTTGCAGCAGTTTCTATACTATGTCAAGATAATAGAGTATTTGAAGCTATGTTGCAATCAGGTTCCCCATGTCCTATCAACGGTTCTATCGGTGATGCTGCAAAGCGTGGCTGGTATGAATTAAAACCAGATACATTTAGAAAACTATATGGTCCAACATTCACTATACCGCTTGTTCCTGACGAGCCTATTACTACTTCTATCCCTACAAGGAAATAATGCCTATGCTTGGTACTGCACTTATACACCGACTCAACAAGGTTATATGTCAAATTTATACTGTAACGGTATTGAAAATGAAGTTGCTATTAGAGATTATTGGTGTGTTTCTTACAGACCAGATGATCCCATTTGTGATCCGTATCGCCAACCAGTCTGTGCTAATGCTACAGAAAATCAAAGTTTGGCTTGTCCCTTACCTCATTATAGTGGGGTTGTCAATAAAAGCAGGACTTATACTTGTACTTCGCAAAGTTGGTCAGATTGGTATGAAGTTAGTAACAATTGTACACAAGATCCTCCAACGTGTCAAAGCTCTACTGAAACAAGACAAGTAAGCTGTCAAACAGATTATGTAGGTTCTATTACAGAGACTAGAACTTCATCTTGTCCTGACCCATATGGTAGTCCTGTTTTTGGTGCTTGGGTAGAAACAACTAATACCTGTGTTAAGAGTGCTACAAACGTCACCAACGTGAGTTCTCCAGTTAGCCCTAGCTCACCCCTTAATCCAGTAAATAATCCTCCTATAAGCGTTCCTGTGGCTCCTACGCCTATAGAAAATCCTGTTGCTCAAGAAATACCTAAAACTGAATTACCAGTCAAGGTTGAACAACCAAAACAAGAAGTTAAAGAGACACCAAAAGCAAAAGAAGAAAATCCAAAAGAGACACCAAAGACTGAACAAAAGACCGAGAGCAAAGAAAGTCCTAAACTTGAAGTACCGAAGGGTAAGGAACTTGTACATGGTTTTGGAATAGTCCTTTCTTTAGAAATATTGAATAAACCTATTATACAACAAATTGAATTAACAGACGCATTTAAATTTGAACAGGAGATAAACCGTGAGTTCGGAAGAAACCAAAACTTTCAGCTTGAGCTTATCCAGCTCGGCACTTCTCAAGATGATTTTGATCGTATTACCGATCATAGCTGGAGGAGCTTACGCAGGCATAACTTTTTACAACAAGATGGTTTCGGCAATTGAGGCTGTAGATACTTTAGATTTAGCACCTATAGAATCAAGACTTAATGGTTTAGAGATACAGATTAAAGCTATTAATGAGAGACAATATCAATTATCAGAGTCTATTATGAAAGCTAGTGAGAAGTCATCTGATGCTATTGCTAACTCTCGTGAAACATCTGCTATGGTAGGTGGATTAAGAAAAGAATTAGAGGCTACTGTTAATGCTATGGATGACAAACTTAACACTCTTAAACGTTCTAGCATGAATCCATTATCAAAATGACATTTATTACGGAAGATAATATAGCTGCACTCTATGCTGCTTTTGTACATTTTCCTCCATTTGATAATTATAAATTCCCACCACCTTCTAAAGTTGATTTTGTTATTGTAAATAATATTGATTTATATGGAGAATATCAGCCATGTGAATCTGGTGATCCACATATTATTACAATTAGCAAAGGTAAATGTAGCCATATAGATACGGTAATTAAAACCCTTATGCACGAAATGATACATATGGCTTTATATTTAGATGCACCTAGAAGTGATTATCATTCTCATAAAGGTAGATTTAGTAAATTACAAAAACAAGTAGCCAAAATATATGGCTTTGATCCAAAGGAGTTATAAGTGTTCGCATTATTATCATCAGTATTAGGATTTGCTACAGCAGGTCTCCCAAGCATTTTAGGTTTCTTTCAGCAAAAGGGCGACCAAAAACATGAACGTGAAATGGCTATGTTACAAAATGAACAAGCTATGCGTATGGCACAAGCTGGGTTTGTATCACAAGAGAAAATTGCTGCTATTGAGTTAGAGCAAACTAATGCTGAAACATATGCACAAGAACGTCAAGCATTGTATGAACATGATGCTAAACTTGTAGAGCAATCATCACAATGGGTTAAAACTCTTAACGCTTGTGTAAGACCAATTATTGCATTTACATTTGTATCATTACTTGTATTTGTTGATGTAGCAGGATTCTGGTGGGCAGTACATTCAGGTGCAGACTTTGGAACTTCTATGGACATTATATTTAGTTCAGAAGAAATGTCTATTGTAGGTTCAATTATTGGTTTCTATTTTGGATCTAGAACTTGGGAAAAGAAATAAGTGAAAGTATCACAACGTGCAATCACTCTTATTAAACATCATGAAGGTGTCCGTAATAGGCCCTACCGTTGTGCTGCTGGGCTTTGGACTGTGGGCGTGGGTCATCTTATCGGGGATGGTAAATCATTGCCTGCAGATTGGAATAGAACTTTTACACAAGAGGAAATAGATGCCTTACTTAAACGAGATTTATCACGCTTCGAGTTGGGAATACATAAGATGCTACCTAACGTGCCTCTTCGACAACATGAGTTTGACGCTCTTGTCAGTTTTTGCTTTAATTTGGGTCTTGGATGCTTTCAGCGTTCAACCATCCGTCAAGCGTTGCTTCGTGGCGATAAAGAAGCGGCTATGGAGTCGTTAGTTAAATATTGCAAAGCTGGTGGAAAAATATTAAAAGGTTTACAGAACCGTAGATTAGATGAAAGACGACTTTTTCTTGGTGTATAATAAGTAATCTAAACACTAGAGAACCCTATGAAAATCTTAATGATTGATATAGAAGTATCACCTAACACAGCTCATGTCTGGGGAATATACGACCAGAATATATCTATAAACCAGCTTTTAGAGTCATCCTACACACTATGTTATGCAGCTAAATGGTATGGTGATACAAAGATTATGTTCGACTCTGTACAAAAGTCTGGCAAAAAGAAAATGTTACAATCTGTGCATAAGCTTTTAGATGAAGCTGATGCAGTAGTTCATTACAATGGCTCTAGGTTTGATATACCTATCTTACAAAAAGAATTTTTATTAGAAGGTATGCCTCCTCCAGCACCTGCTAAACAGATAGATTTATTACAAGTAGCAAGAAGACAATTTAGATTTGTTTCTAACAAACTAGATTATGTATCACAGGCTTTAGGATTAGGAAGTAAGACTGAACATGAAGGTCATACATTGTGGGTTAAATGTATGAATAATGATCGTAAGGCTTGGAAAACTATGGAAGAATACAACAAGAATGACGTTGTGCTTCTAGAGAAAGTCTATGATAAGTTTAAAGCATGGATTAAATCACATCCTAATCACAATGCGTATAACGCAAATACAGTATGTCCAAATTGCGGATCACGCAAATTAAATAAACGTGGTACTCAAGTTAGTTTGTCTAGAGTTTATCAACGCTTTCAATGTCAAGGATGCGGCTCATGGAGCAGGTCAGTGAAGTCAGAAAAAGTTACAAAAGAATCAGTTATCAGCATATAAGGAAAATTATGAACATTCAACAATTATGTGAGCATATGGTTGGAAAACAGATCGTAGAAGCAGAAGCTTACTACGGTGAAGACGTGCTTATTATAATGTTAGATGACGGAAGCCACATCGAAATCAGTGGTGATGGGCTTTCCGTTTATTCAGAAGTACCAGAATTAGACGATTAGTCGTCTACCATCTCCAGTCTTTGTAATTGAGCAGTAATCTCTGGTGGATTAATAGCCTCTTCATCTCTCATAACTTCTATCAATCTATTTTTATACCATTCAGATTTTTCTAAATCTTCTTCTGGATTATTCTTGAAAGGATATCTTAAATCATATTTAAGTTTTGATCCTTTTAAATAACCAATAAACTCTTCTTTAGTTAAACGACTTTGAATTATGTCTATTGCCTCTATTCCACCTACCAAATAGTGCTTTGGATGATTTACATTATCCATACATTTCCCCTTTTAAAAATTGCCTCTTAAGTATTTTAAGATTCCGTAATTATAACCACGCATTGTACAATCAATCAAGGTATAATCATACAATAATTCATCTATACGTCTTCTATTCCATGCACTGTGAAATTCTATAAGAAATACTACTGGCTGTATAGTTAAGTTTTCTAGTATTTCTATCTCTGCACCTTCTGTATCTATTTTCATAATAGCACACTCTGGCAAATGTTTAGCTGACATAACTTTTACCATTTCACCTTCTGCTCTTTGTTCTATGCCTTGAAACATACTAGCTTCACCACAGTTATTTAATCCATAATACATCATACGCTCACCATCTTCCTTGCCAATGGCAAAGTTTCTAATGGCTATATCAGTTCCAGCTGTATTTTGTCTTAATAGATCATAATTTGCTTTTATAGGTTCATAACAATCTATCTTTGGATTATCAAAAAATTCATGTGCCCATACTGCAAAACCACCTACATTAGCACCTATATCTATGATATAAGGGTTTTTGCCCATACGTTCTATAGCATATTCACCTTGAAATATTTTTCCTACATGGCTTATCATGTCATTTGGAATTATCATTCTTAAAGAACTCCTTTTCGTTAATTACAGGATGTTTCTTTGCATCTTTAAGCATCATTTCTAATACAGTTATAATCTCATCTTTGTTGTATCCTGATATCTCAATCTCATCAGCATATGCCATTAGGGTTCCATCACGCTCATAAAATACTTCAGATAAGAAATAGTAATCTTCTTTTACATCTGCTAAACGTTTTTTAATGATGCGATAGTTCCAACTCATTTTGCAGTTCTCCAAGCATATTTAAAGCGTTCCCACCATGACAGTTTATCTATATGACTATCTACAAGTGCTGCTAATGCTGATACCATACCTGCTTCCATAAGAAGTCTACGACCTTCTTCGTTAGTATCTATCATAACATCTAATGAACCATCTTTATTTTCTTTTGTTTTAATAACTTCTAATCTTGCTTTTTTAGCCATTATACTAATCTCCCACTATATTGATAAGTTCCTGTATGGACTAATTGTGTCCATGCTGCACCATATACTTTAATTCCATTGTCACGAGCAAGTTTACAGAAATGATAATCTTCAGATAATAAATGATTATTTTCATCTATACTTGTTGCAAAGTATTCAGTGATCTTGTCACCTAGATCAGAGTTATCGTTAGTGTCATTCATGTTATGTATATAAGATGGACATTTATCTTTTAATTTCTCAAACACTTCACGTTTAATTAACATAAATCCTGTTCCACCATGTTTGACTTCAAATGGTTTATCAGTAGGAACTAAATCTGTTTCGTTGACCAGATTAACTACATACTCACCTGTGAAGTATTTTAGTTGATGTTCTGGAACTTTTTTATCAATAGCGAATTTAACACCAGCCCAATTTATTTCTTTCTTTGGATACACACCACAAATAATATCTACGTTAGCATCAAGCATCTTAAAGAAGTGTTCTGGCTCAAAACTAATGTCAGCATCTATAAACATCATATGTGTTGCATCACCTTTTAAGAAATCATTTACAAGTGTATTGCGACCACGAGTAATAAGACTTTCGTTATAAAGAAATGAGAAGTATGCGTCTATGTCTTTAGATATAAGCCATGCCTGTAGTTTAAGCATAGATTCAAAGTATGTGCCATAACACAAACCTCCGTACATTGGTGTTGCTATAAATAAACTAGGCTTCATATTTTATCCCATGTAATTGTTCTATAATTCTTGCAAACTGTATCATTCTTTCTATAGTCATTGGTTCATATCTAGTAGGAAATACTTTGCTATAAGCATTAATTATTTGTTCTTGTGTGAGTGGGTTATAATCCACCATTAGCCTCCGTTAATCTTTTTGTTGATTCTTTTAAACTTTTTATATTTGTATGTAACTCTGATCTAGAATCATCTTTAATTAATGGAGTAATTTTTAATGTATGTGTTTTTGAAGGAATGTCTTTATACCAAGACATATTAATTGGTCTTTGGCGTATAACACACTCCCACACCACATTGCCATTTATATCTAACTCTTCTATTATCCAAGCACTTTCATTCACAAAACACCAACCTTCCTATTTTAATGTTACAATTTTTCCATCCTATCGGAGTAGCAATACTGTCATCATAGAAGTGTAATTTATTACCTATAGGGTTCTTAATCTTGTTAAAATAAATAGCATCTATAGCTGTATATTTAATTTGTAAGTACCTTTTCTGATCTACTTCTTCATGATTAGCATCTGTTACACCTTGAAACTGACCATTGGCATATACAACTTCGCATGGATCATTGCCATAGTTTTTTGTTTTAACACGATTGCGTATTACGTTAAACACAGCAATAATTTCCTGTTGTGTTCCAGCTTCGTGATATGCAGCATGAGCATAACAACTCATGTATAAGTCTAACGTATTAGCTTCCATCTGGTCTATAGAATCCGTAAACAAGTGGATAAATAATTTTTGCACCTATCTTATTTATAATGAATTGCCTTACTTTATCTTTATGCGTGCCTGCAAGTTCACAGCATAACTCATAAATATCGTTGTCGTCAAATAACCACTGTATCGCTTCTACTTTTGTTCTATTAGCTAAATTATTTTTACTTGCCATACTTCTACTACTGCCTTCTGTAATGCCTCCTTTATGTTTTGGAGATACATACAACGCATCTTCTATTGCTTGATTTAGCATAGAAATCAATAACTTACCTTCAGGTGTAAATGCTAATTCACTTTTATTATCAAAGTCTATAAATTCTTCCATAGTGCCTCCGTATTTTCATTAGGTAATTATAATTATTTTATGTTTGACTTTGCCTATATAAATGAGGAAAATTTATTTACAGGCAAATTGCTTGGATTTTATAAGGACAAACATCATGTGGACAAAACCAGCTGCTACTGAAATGCGTTTCGGTTTCGAAGTAACAATGTATGTAATGAATAAGTAATCCAAGAGAGGGTGTTCCTAAAAAGGAACATCCTCATCTTCTTTAGAAGCAGGCTTAACTTCACCTTCTTTAATCTGAACTGATCCAGAAATAAACTTACCTTTCTGACCTTCTCTAATCCAACCACTAATTCTAAATTCAATACCATCTACATTTAAATTACCTGTGTAGTCTGGACGTTTTGGATTATCACCTTTATCGTTTTTAAATAACGAAAATGTATTTGTATTATCATACTGTGCCATTATATTTTCCTTTTAAATAAATACGTTGAACAACTGATCCTCTAAAGCAATCAGGACTTTCTTTTACTATGCTTGTTACTACTTCATCAAGCTTATTGATATAAACATTTTGTTGTCTCTCTTTTAATTCAATAAAACGAGAAGCATCTATGTTACTCCAACAAGCTTTAATTCTATCTTTTTGTTCTACAGTTAAACTCATTTGATCTCCTTTAGTCTGTCAATAACAGTTTGTACTTCAATTAAGAAATCACTTATTTCTTTTTCTAACATTAATTGATATTGTTCATCAGCTTCAACACGTTTTACAAATAATTGAAGATTCTCTGGAAACATTGGATTATAACTAATAAAGTCACACCACTTGCGACCTGTACAACGTAATTGCCATTGTATTTGTGGTATATACTTGCTAGGTACTTCCTGTGTCATTAGAGTTTCAGTGTGTGTTGTACCTAATGGACATTTAATCTCAATCAATCCATCATCACCTACTAACCCATCTGGACTAGCACCAGCTTCTAAAGTAGGATGCTGAATAAATCCTACTTCTTCCACTTCACCATGTTGCTGAACATATCTCTCACGAGCATAGAACTCCCTGTCAATTCCATCTTGCATTGCTTGATTAATATATGTTTCTTGCTTTTCACCAGTCAAACGTTCACTGACTAATTGAATTTTATAGTTACGTCTAGATGCAGACTCACCTGTTTTAATCTTTGCTAATACATCAGCTACACGACTAGCTGTTACTTTGCCTAGTCGTGCCTTAAACCATTCTTCGCTACGTTGTTCCATTAGATAAAGTCCTCTGCTTTAGTATCTTTCATCTTAAATGTTGCAGCACCAGCACTAGCATCTACCACGTCATGTTCAACAATTTCTAATGCAGCAACCCATAAATATCTACGGATATAAGTTTGTACAGCACCTAGATTTTGTACTTCGTGGCAACCTTTTAATGCTGCTGTAGACATAGGGCTAGTAATTTGTGTTTGAGAACTATCTTCCATATCTGTAATAGTTAATGTTGCTAACTCTTGACCAAAAGATACAATGCCACATAAATTTAAGTCTGCAAATATTTGTTGAATTTCTGGTAAGAAATCACCTAATTCAAAATATTTATATCCAGCAAATTTATTATGACCAGATTTGTTTAGCTTTCTTTTTGCTAATTCTAATCTTGCTTTCATTAATTTTACATATACTCCCATCTTACTTCCCTCCGTTATGTATTTGTTTACTTCCATCATTTGTTTCTCCATCATTACTTGGTCGTGATACATTTGTTGATCCATATTTTTTCTCCCACTCGTCATTAGACTTTTTAAATTCTGCTACCATGTCTTGCAATATTTCTGACACTTTTCTTAAGCCATCCATTGTATTACTCCATATCCAATTACGAAAACGCATACTATCATAATAAATACTTTTTGTGTAAAGTTTTCTTCTTCGTAATCATTATCACGTTTATAATTTACTCCATAACGTTCCCTATATGTTCTAGGTGTTTTGAAGTCCCATTGGTTATACCATGTATAATGTTTATCTTTATCCCATCCCCAGTTCATAACGTCTCCTTTCAATGTTTAGCCATTCTACTCTCATTTAAATTATTGTCAAGAAAAATATAAAAATAAATAATTGACAAGTTTTTATTATGGTGATATAGTCGCATTTCATTTCAACAAAAGGAGATAGTAATGACATTTACAGAAGCTTTATCACACTTTGGAAACTCTAGACGTAAGATGGCTTATGCGTTAGATATATCTATTCAAGCTGTACAAATGTGGGCTAAAAATGCAGAGAAACCAATTCCTGCTAAACGTGCAGAACAAATACAAGAGATCCTTGTAAGACGTAATGCAAGTGTTTAGATTTATCGTTCTAGATGAGTTTGGTGAACCTTTGAGACGGTTTGCTACTAGACGAGAGGCTAAATGGTTTATGGAAAATAGACCAGAATTTAAATTAGATATTATACCACAAAAGAAGGAAGTTGTGGATATGGTAGCTTTATATGGGGAGTGTTTATTTTGAGAATTAAAAATTGGGAGAGGTTTCAACACTATACTCCTATGAATCCAAGATTCCAACAAAAGATGACTTGGTTCAAGGTTTATGGTGATGATTTACTGAATGACCCTGACTTTATGGGTCTTTCAGACGAGTGTCAAGCAATGCTAGCAAAGTGCTGGTGTCTTGCTAGCAGAAAGAATGGTGAACTTCCTGACATAGATGGCATAGCTTTTGCCTTAAGAAAGGATAAATCTTTTGTAATCAAGACTTTAGCTAAACTACAAGGGTGGTTAGAGGGTGACTGCTATCACATTGCTAGCATAGAAAAAGAAAAAGAAAAAGAAAAAGAAATATCTATAGTTCATTTTGATACATTTTGGAGTTTGTATCCAAAGAAAGTTGCTAAAGAAGTTTGTCTTAAAAAATGGAAATCAAGGAAGCTTGATAAGATTGGTGAGAAAATTATCAGCCATGTTAAATTTATGAAAGAAACTAAACAATGGAAAGAAAATGATGGTATGTTCATACCTATGCCATTAACTTACATCAATCAATCAAGATGGGATACAGAAATAGAAAAAAAGAAGAGTATATGGGATGGTGCTAAATGAATCTAGGTGAGGTTATAGAATCATTAACTATCGATAAGAAAGTTATTAACGAATATTATGAAAGAGAATATCAACATGCAGAATTTAAAATTAAGAGTACGGATATATTTACTGAAGATGTCATTAAATATTTTAATGATGAAATGCACTCTGGCAAATCTTTGGGTTTCATTAAAACGGAAGAAGACTTCAGGATAAGACCTGCTGAATTAACAGTGCTCACAGGTGTGTCAGGTCATGGGAAGTCGATGTGGTTATCACAAGTCATATTGTCTTTGATGACTCAAGATGTTAAATGCTTAATATCATCACTAGAGATGAGACCTGTGCTTACACTTGCACGAATGATTCAGCAAACATTAAGAACTACTGATCCTACAGATGACTTTATCAGAAAGTTTTGCGAACGTGCTAAAGACAAGTTATACATTTACGATCAGACAGGATCTACTACATCACAAGACATGATTGCAACCATTCATTATGGTAAACATGTTTTAGGTTGCGATGTATTTGTGATTGACTCACTAATGAAGATGTCAGACATTTCTGAAGACAATTATGAGAAGCAGAAATTGTTTCTAGATACTTTAGCGACAACCACAAGAGATACACAGACACACGTTTTTCTTGTGGCTCACACTCGTAAGATGTCCGATGAGAAAGAAGTTCCAGATGCTACTCACATTTTAGGATCGAGCCATATTCGCAATTTGTGCGATAACATAATTTGTGTGTACAGGAACAGAGAAAAAGAAATTGAAGTTGAGAGTGGAAAAATTACAGAAGATGAAGCTAGGAAAAAACCTGATTGTGTTGTATTATTACAAAAGCAAAGAAATTATCCTGTAGAGGGTAAATGGTATTTTTGGTTTGATAAAAAAGGATTGCGATACAAAGAATCACCATGACGATAAATGATTTTATAAAACAATGCAAAGAATTATTTGGTGATGATATTATTTATAAAGCCACGTCTAAAGAAGGTGTGACGTTTAAGTCTAAAGGATGGAGTGATAAATATGATTCGATTCGTTTTAACGAAGTACAACCTAGAGAATTTCTTGGAAAAGATTAAGTCACTAGACTTATCTAAACGCTGGAGAGTGAATGTGACTGAAGAAAAAGCAGTGAGAAGTTTAGAGCAGAATGAAAGACTGTGGTCGCTATATGGGTCAATCGCTAATTATATTGGTGAAGACCCTAGCACTGTTCATGAGTTGTTAGGATACAAGTTCTTACGATACCAAACAGAGATAGCAGGTAATCCTGTAGAGCTTGTGAAGTCTACTACAAAACTTACTACAAAAGAGATGACAGAATACCAAGAGAATTGTGAACGATGGGCTTCTAGTCTTGGATGGAGTTGGGAACTATGAAACAAGCAATCATAGATGCAATAGTTATTATTTGTATCGTGTGGTTTGTTGGTGGTGTTGCTAAACTTATTCAAAGGTTATATGAACTATCGTAATAAAAAACTATTAGAAGCTGTAAGAGATTTTCCTTGTGCTATGTGCGGAAGACAAGATGGAACAGTTTGTGCTGCTCACTCTAATCAGCAACGTGATGGCAAAGGAACAGGTATCAAGGCTCATGACTACCGCATCGCTAGTCTTTGCTACAAATGTCATGATATGATAGACAATCACAAAGAGTTAGATAAACATGAACGAGTAGAAGCATGGGAACAGGCTCATCGTAAAACTATTGGTTGGTTATTTGAAAAAGAGGTAATAAAATAATGGCATCTACAAACGGAATCACAGGTGATTCTTTAGTGAATA